AGTTGCTCAATCAACTTTTTACCCAAGTCCTTATTTTTACCTACATACGTCTTAAATATTTTGTCTTTTTGCTCTTGAATTGTTAATAATTTATCTTCAAGGTCATTTGTTTTTAATAAAGCGTCTGAAAGTTCTTTTTGAGAATCGGTTAACTCTTTACTTTTGGTAACTCTGTCGCTCAACATTTTTTGCAAGCTCCTTTGGAGTTGCTGTTCTTCTCTTATAGCGTTTAATCTATCTTGACTATCTTTATTGAGCGCCATTTATACCCCTAAACTCAATATTCGTAATTTTTTCCCCAATCTATGGGCTTGATGTTGTATTGTTTAAGGATTTTTTGATATTCAGGGTCATTGGTCAACTTATCAAGTTGTTTTGTCTTGATAGCGATTTGAATCTTTTTCAAAAAATCACCGATTACACCCTCGGTCATACCTCTTTTGTGAAGCGATTCAATAATGGTTTCTAATTTTTGTGATTTCATAGTTTTCCCTCTAATCATATAGTATAAATATAGAAATACCCAACAAATGTGTCGGGTATTACCTTTTTCGTGTTTGAGACTTTATTTTAGCAGCTTCCTTGTCGTGAGATTGCTTTTCGTGTTGTTTAAACTCAATTATTTTACTAATATAAAACAATCTAGCCCAAACCGGCATATTGTAAACATCATTAAAATTGAATCCACCATTTCCGTGATATATCAACTCAAAGATGTGAGTGTGAAGATGTTTTCTATATTCAGGAGTTAGGCCAAAAAAAGGTGACATCCATTGGTAGAATCATCTCCCTCCTTTCCCCCGTTTCCTCTGAAATAAATTCCCAATTAAGGTCAATATCAGGCACAACTTCGTTAATATGGTTTCTTAATGCTTTTGAGTCAACTGCAAATAATTCATTATCTACAAAATGACTAATCACTTTACTATCAGCGTCACCATCAACTGAAAGAATCATCGTTTTTAAACGAGTTGTAAGTTCTCGTGATGTTTCATCTTTTAATTTACGATTTGCTTTATTTAACTCTTCAACTTGATGCTTTACTTTACGCTCCTTTGATTCAGTCATAGCCATAAAGGTTACGACTCTTTGAGAACGAGGTAAGGTAAATTCAAACTCATTGGTATGAGGTGCTACTTGAGCAGAACCATCATATGGTTTGTTATCAAATTGAGTAAGGTCAATTGTTTCTTTTTGCTTTTTACCTGTAAATGGGTCGGTTACTTCTACTTCGTAATCTTTACCATATCCCAGCACACGAGCAGCAATCATAATAGCGTTTTTATCACCTGTCACCAAATCAACATACTTGATTGGTTGACCATTACCATTAGACACGATAAGTGACTGAAATAGTCGGTCAAGAACTGAACCATCCTTGATATATGACTGCGTTGTAAGAATATCTTCTTGTTTTGCAGTCATATACTTCATTTCAACCTTACCACTCGAAAGGGGGTTATCTGAAGGGTATATTAAACCACGAGATGGTAGTTCAATAACTTCGGTTGGAAACTGATAATTTTTCAGTTCCGTAATTTCGTGTTCTTTTCGTAATTGGTCAATTACACCTTCGTGGGTGTAATCATCATTTAAATTTTGAGTCATAACTTATTTTATTTTATTATACTAATGTCCAAGTTCCATTATCAAAAGCGTATTTTGAACCATACCATCCTTCGGGTACTTCAACTTCCGCTTGAACACATTCGTATCCATTTGCCCAAGTGTATGGGTATTCAGAATCAATTGTAAAAACATCACCATCGTAAGTAGTTTCTGTTTCAGTAATTACTACATTACCACCACCTACAACAGCGTATACGATTTTGGTGTCTCTATTTCTAATGATATTAATCATTTTAATCTCCGTTTATGTTAAACTACATATAAATATAGAATTAAAACTTTTTAAAACAAAAAAACCCCACCGAAGTGGGGTTTATTATTTTTCAATCTAAAATTAGTATTGTAAGATAGCGTAATCGTAAGTCAATGTTAAATCTACAGTAGCCAAATCTTCACCTGTGTAATCCATATCAGAAAACTTTGCATTTTGAATGTATGCGCCTTTCAATGTCCATTCTTCAACTTTATCACCAACTGGTCCTAATGAGTTAAATGTAATATCTTTTTTGTAGAAGTCCGAATAACCATTACGACCGGTAACCGATTCGTGGTGTAAGCGAACCCACTCCATTACAGCTTGAGCGGCAGATGGAACCACCGCATCATATAAACTGATGCTTAAATCTTGCCATTCTGAACGACCCTTTACATATCTACGAGTATTAATGTGGTCAATAACCACTTTACCATTAGCTATTTCGGGTCGGTTAGCCGCTTTGATGAGATATGCTGGAATTCCTTCAATATACATAATGAACCTGTTTGACATTTTTGGTTCAAAATTTGTAAACATTATCTCCTGCGGTGTGAGTAAATTTGCCATTTAAATTCTCCTAATCTTTCTTATAAGTATATCATTCTTCAAATTATGCACCAGGGAATGTAGCGCCCGTAGGAAGAATGTTGAAATCCAACACAATAAATTCAGCAGTTTTGGTAGGTTGTAAGAAAATCTCACCCACTAAAACATTTCTATCAATTACGTCTGGTGTGTTATTAGTTTCATCCATCACTACACGGAATGCGTATAAACCATTTCTTTGTTGGATTGATTCCAAGTATGGGTTTGCGATTGACAAGAATCGGTTTCTTGTAGCAGCCGTGTTTTGTTCAAATACCAAGTATCTTGTAGAAGATGCGATGTATTTCTTTACAGCAATTAACAATCTTCTTACATTGATTCTATCCAAAGCGGATGGTCTAGCTTGTAAGGTCTTTTGACCAAATACCGTAGCACCTTGGCCAGGGAATGTAGCGATTGGGTTTACACGACCTTCGTAAAGTGTATCTCTTTCAGCGTGAGTCAAACGAGACTTAACTTCAATAACATCAGTTAAACCACCACGATTTAAACCTGCGGGAGCAAACCATTCTGCTGCAACTTGGTCATTGAAAGCAATCACGCCAGGAAGAACAACACTTGGTGGAACCCATACTGGCTTGTTTTTATCAGTATCAAGGATTTTAACCCAAGGATGGTAAGTAGCAACATAATTAGAGTCAAACGAAGTTAATGCGTTTACAACCGTAGTGTTTGAATCATCATATGCGCCTGCATCCATTACAAAGAAACAATCTTGTCTATCTTCACACATATCTTTAGCGAATGTGGTAACTGAAGAGTGTAATCTATGTAAAATACCTGGAAGGACAACCATATTGATGTCAAACTCATCAGGATTAGAAATTGCGTTGATAGCTTTTCTTAAAGCAATCGTGCCCGTAGCTGTAGCAGAAGAACAATCTAAACCTTGAGTATTTCCAGCAACAATACCATTAGTACCACCACCAACTCTAATAATTCGGTTTGGTTCCCAACCATCAAATCCACCTTGGAATGGAACCATAAATTTCTTAACAGCCACATCAGATGTTAAAGAAATTGAAGCATTATTTATTGAATCGTGACAAGTAGCCAAGTCAAAATCAGTGCCAACTATTGTTTGTTGAGCATTAATTGGTAGCGGTAATAAAAAGTTTAAGTTATCCGTTGAAGTGAAATCGTAGTTGTATCCAAGGAATACTTTTGTATTTACTACACCACCTAATGATTGAGATACAACATAAGTTGGTTCAGGTAAGATATATGAACTATTAAGTGGTGATGTTAGTGCTGCAAATCCGAAAGGAACTAATGATGAGTCAATAGCGCCATTTGTTACATCGGCTTCCATTTCAACACGAATGTATGGGGAATTATTAGGATAATCACCATAAAATTCTAATTTACCATTTATGTCTACTTCAACATATCTATCACCAATAACTCTTGCGATGTAGTTTGGTGAATTTGGGTCAAGGTTAAGACCTGTGAACTCTTCTACGATATTTGGTCTTGTGTCTGCGTCTTGAACATTTGTTCCAAAAATAGAATTAGGAATTTTTGCAGTATCTACTCTACGAACTTGTAAAGTGAATGTTCCGTATTCAGAACCTGGAACTTCAGATGCTGGTTTGATATCACGGATACCTACTTTAAATTCGTAGTTTGTAGCATTACCATGAGAAAGAGTATGAACTCTAAATAAGTTTGTAGCTACACCACCAACTTTTTGTGACTTAATGTAAGGAGTTGTTGCTTCAGAGTATTCTTTAGCATAACTAACCGATTGAGTTACAATCGTTATTGAAGATGAGTTGGAAGCTGCAAACGATGCTGATTGGAATGTAGAAAAGTTCATATAGGTATATGCTACCTTTGAAGATTTAGGAGCATATCCGTAAACTTTAGTAAGATAGTTTTCTGAACTTGGGTTTAAAGAAGCACTTACACTTGTATTGGTAACAGAACTACCTGTTAAATTCAAAAGGAACAATGAAGCGCTGTTCAATCCACTTGCAACTACTGTAGAAGTTGAAGAACCTACATAGTCACCACCAAAAGTAGCAGTAGTTGGGTGTAATACAGCGGCCACTTTTTGACCAGCTGCGCCCGAAACTACCAATGCAATTGTTTGTGCGGTGTATCCACTTGCACCCAATACTCTAACGATAGTTGCGTTTGGAGCATCTTGCAAATAAGATTGTGCGGTATAAGGAAGATATGAATCTTCGGTTAAACCACCAAACTTTTGTTGAAACTCGTTAAATGATTCTACTCTCGTTGGAACGAAAGCGGGACCCTTGATAGTTTGTCCGATAAGAGCGCCACCAATCTCACCAATACCCTGTGGTAAAAACGAG